CTCTTCTGCTAAATACCTTAGCTCATGAGCTAGTACACGTCAAGCAATGGGCTAAAGGAGAGTACTACGAGCTTTGTAGTAGACCGAAGGTCTACAAGTTCAACGGCAAATACGTTGATACTGCAAAGGTCGATTATTGGGATACGCCATGGGAAATCGAAGCCCACGGACGTGCAATCGGGTTAGTAATCCAGTGGACGAGACAAGAAAAGCTCACTGGACATAATTTAATTGTTGAAGGCTAACCCATAACTTTAACCAAGGAGTAATTAATGAAGAAGCTACTTATTACTGCAGCCGCTATTGCTTTTGCAACTGGCGCATATGCTACAGACCTTCCTAATAAGAAGGCCGCTCCTGCAGCAACTGCAGCAGCACCTGCAGCATCTGCAGACAATACGATTTCAGCTGGATATGGTTTCGACTATAACACAGGTGAATATAGCAAGTCAACTGCTACTAACTATTCTGTAGCATACTCACGTAATCTCGGCGGTGGCTTTTCAGCAGGCGTTGCTGCTGGAACATCACAGGCAGCTGATGCCGGAGCATTGAAGCAGACTATTGAAGCACAAGCTGGCTATAAGCTTCCAGTTTTTGCTGGTTTTACTGCTAAGGCTGGTGCAGGCATTGGTCAAAGATTTACCAGTGGTGCCAATTATGGCTACTATGCACTTCGTGCAGGTATGGACTACAGTCTTACTGATAACATTGTTATCAATGCTGCCAACTATCGTTATCGTAACTCATTCGATGCTGCTTACAGCTATGAGTCACAACAAGTTGGTACAGGCTTGACTTACAAGTTTGCTAAGGATCAATCAGTAAACATTTCAGCAGCTCGTTCATATGACAAGAGCTGGACTTCTACTGGAGATTCAGTAACAGTAGGTTATGCACTTAATTTCTAATAAAATAGTTTGAAAAAGTTTTATAAATCTTTCATAAAAACGTGAAATTTCATAAAACTTTCATACTAGGGATCTATATAAGGGACGGGAGAAATCTCGTCCCTTTTTTATTAACTCAGGAGTTAACATGTTAAAGAACATTCTTGCCGTAATCGGATCTATGTTTATCGCTACTTCAGCCTTTGCAGGTGAAGTTAATGGTGCAGGTGCTACTTTTCCACAACCAATTTATGTAAAGTGGGCAGATAGCTTTAAGAAAGAAACTAACAACGCTGTAAATTATCAGGGAGTTGGTTCTGGTGCAGGTATCAAGCAGATTGATGCAAAGACAGTAATATTTGGTGCAACTGACATTCCAGTAAAGCCAGAAGACCTTGAAAAGAAAGGTCAAGTACAGTTTCCTATGATCGTTGGTGGTATCGTTCCTATCTTTAATCTTAAAGATGTAGAACGCCTTACTCTTACTGCTGACATCCTAGCAAAGATTTATTCAGGTAAAATTACAAAGTGGAATGATAAAGAAATTGCAGAAATCAATCCTGGCGTAAAGCTTCCTGATCTCGGTATCATTAAGATTCGTCGTTCAGATGGTTCAGGTACAACTTGGAACTTCACAAAGTTTCTTTCTGAAGCAAATGCTGATTGGAAGAAGAACTACGGTTTTGGTTCAACTGTAGAATGGGCTGGTAACACAATCGGTGGTAAAGGAAATGATGGTGTTGCAAATAATGTATACCAAACTAATGGTTCGATCGGTTACGTCGAGTATGCATTTGCCAAGCAAAACGACCTACAAGTTGCTGATATGATTGGTACAGATGGTAAGAAGGTATCACCAGGTCTTAAAGCATTCCAGTCAACTTGGCCAATGGTTGCAACTTCATATATCGTAATGCACAAGCAGAACGATGATGCAGCTGCAGTTGCAATTGCAAAGAAGTTCTTTGAATACGGACTTGCACACGATAAGGATGCAGAAGCACTTGACTATATTCCATTGACAGCTGCACAGAAAGCAGAAGTCAAGAAGACTCTCTCAAGTGTAAACTAATCAGTTGATTTTTTAATAAGAAGCCTCTATTATCATATTATAGGTAATGGAGGCTTTCCTATGTTTCAACGTAATGCTAAGACCCATAAGGCTGCTCTTTCAGATTCAGATAAGATTTCGTACAAGTCTTTAGTAGAATTCTGTAAGAAAGCAAAGACTGATCTCGAGAATGCTGGTGAGTCTGATTCTGCTCTTCGTTTCGAGATTCTAGAAGAATGGCTACGTACTGATTTCAAAGGTTCATTTAGTTACAGTTCTAAGATGATAGGACTGTAATATTACAAGTAATCTCCTAGAAAAGAGGGTAGAAATACCCTCTTTTTTGTTTGGATAAATATCATATAAACTATCTGGAGAATCCTATGCATACTTTCCTCTCTTTTATTACAGAAGCACATGCCAAAGGCGGCTTTGATTATGAAGAAAAGATTAACAAGCATCTAGAAAAACATGGTGTATTAACACCTGGACACACATCTGCCGGTTCGAGTGGTGATGCTCCAGATTCAAGTATCCATGTTGGTGGTAAAAATCATAATCTTGAAATTAAGAAAGATAAGAATGCTATGATGGGTCAATTAGAACTCCATCATCACCCAGATAAGGGTTGGCATATTAGTGAAAAATCTAAAGAAAAATATCCTGCAACAGCTGCACATATTGAGAAGTCAGGATTTCTCCATCATGTGAATAAGCAATGGGGTAAACCTTCTGGTGATTATCACAAAGATCTTAAGATGGGTAATGTGTATCATACAGAAAAAGGTTCTGCAGGTATTCAGGCTCATTATGGTCAAGATAGAAAAACACCATACATTCATATCGGTGGTCATGGAACTTATCATACTGGTAAAGATGTTGCTAAAACAGGTGTGCCTGAACTATCTGGTGACACACAACTTAGAGCACGTATGAAAGCAAGAAGCACAGATAAAGCAACTGGTAAGAGAAAATACGGTGCTCTTATTGTTATGAGTTTAAAAAATGCCGATAAGTCATCACATGATCTTGAGAAAGATCCATCATTCTTAAAGAAGTAAAATGTTAACTTTTTTAACTTATATTACAGAAGAAGCAGGTGCTAAATTAAAGCATCTAGATCACCCCGAAGATAATGCAGTATTGTCTCATCAAGGCTTTACACATGCATTTCATGCTTTACATGATGTTCATAAGGCATTAAAAGGTCAAAAACATTCTTCTCATATTACAACTAAACTAGATGGTTCACCTTCTGTAGTATTTGGACATCATCCAGAGTCAGGTAAGTTCTTCGTTGCATCTAAGTCAGCATTTAATAAGAATCCTAAGATTAATTATTCACATTCAGATATAGAAAAGAACCACGGTCATTCACCTGGTCTTGCAAAGAAATTAGGACAAGCATTAGAACATCTTCCTAAGGTAACTCCTAAGAAGGGTGTTTACCAGGGTGACTTTATGCACTCACATGATGAGATGCATCATACTGATCACAAAGTAAGTTTTAAACCAAATACTATTACCTATTCTATTCATAAAGGATCAGAAGAAGGTAAGAAAGCTGTTAACTCAAAAATTGGAGTTGCTGTCCATACAAAGTATGAAGGTAAGACTCTAGAGGGTATGCATGCTACACCTCATGTAGATCATCATAACTTTAAACAGCATAAAGATGTTCATTTAATTTCACCTGAGGCTAAACTATGAGTAATCTATCTAAAGAACAATCTGATGCTTTTGAACATCATATGGCAAAAGCAAAAGAATTACATGATAAGATGCCTCATGACTTCCATAATGTTGTAAATAAACATTCAGAACATCTTACTACATATATTAATCAAACAGTAAGATCTGGTGATAAGCCTACTACTAAAGGTTTACGTTCACATATTCAAGCAAGACATCAAAAAGCAATCGATAGTGTTTCTACTCCTACTGCAAAAGCAAAGAAGAAAGAAACAATGAATGCTGATCTTAAACATCATGATGAGAATGAAAAGCATTTTGATAATGCATTAAAATTACACCATCATATTCAGGCTGCTAAAAATATTCTAGTTCATGGTTTGAACAAAGCGAATAAAACTGAAGGTGGAATGGAGCATCATATTGATGGTAAAGAAACACATCCAGAAGGATATGTTGCACATCATAATGGTGGATCAATTAAATTAGTCAATAGAGGTGAGTTTTCAGCAGCTAATTTTGCTGCTACTAAAGCATGGAAAAAATAAATGGCTCAGTATAGACGCGATACTAAAAGATTTTTAGCCGACGGTAATACTATATTTGAAGTCGTAATGACTGCTGATAGTAATGGTGCCTTTTATGATGAATATAATAGATTTCCAGTAGCATTAGAAGCAGGACAATCAGACGCATTTGGTAGATTAAGAACATCAGATGCATTTACTTTAGGTGATTACAAACATCTTTATGGTATTGATCCTGCATTTGAAGATATTTTAGCAGCAAACGGCACAGTAACTTTTTTACCTAATCAAGCTTGTGCACGTCTTACTACTGCAAACAATTCAACCAGCAGCGTTGTTCACCAGACAAAATTCTACCATCAATATTTGCCAGGCAAGAGTCAGTTAATTAAAACTACTTTTAATTTTTATGGTGCAAATACCAATGTTACTAAACGCACAGGTTATTATGATGATAACAACGGTATTTACTTTGAACAAGCTGGTAACGGTCAAATAAGTTTTTGTATTAGAACTTATACTGGTGGTTCACCCGATGATAGCAGAAAAGTTACACAGGCTGATTGGAATGTAGATACTTGTGATGGAAACGGTCCTTCCGGTTTTAATATTGACATTACTAAAACACAAATTGTTTTTATAGATTTTCAATGGCTGGGTGTTGGTAGAGTTCGTACTGGTTTTGTTCATGATGGTAAGTTTATACCCGCTCATGAATTTTATAATAGTAACAACCTAGATAAAGTTTATATGAGTAGTCCCAATCTACCAATTAGATGTGAGATATTTAATACGGGTACAAGAACAGCTAATGCTTATATGGATCAGATATGTTCTACAGTAATATCTGAAGGTGGTTATCTAGAATCAGGTCAAGATTTTGCATGGCATAGTGGGCTAAGATTACTTGCAGGTGGTAATACAACACCGATTATGGCTATTAAATTAAAGGATACCTTCAACGGCTATTCAAACAGAATGATTGCAAGATTAGGCAATATTACTATTCTTTCTACTGATGAGAATGTTAGATATGATGTAATTAAACTTGCAAATACGTCAGTAATTACAGGTGGTTCTTGGGTGGATGTTCATCCTTCTAGTGGTATACAGTATAATGCAACAGCTACTAATTATAATGACGGTGAAGTAATGGATGGTGGATTTGCTGCTGCTAATAATCCAAGAGCTGCTTCTACTACCTCATCATCAGGTATAACAAATCCAAATATGCCAAGTACAGCTAAAAAGAACTATATTGCTCAAAATTACTACAGCAACAATTCACAAGTATTTGTTGTCACTGCTACCAATCTTTCTTCATCAAATTCGACATATGTCGGTGTAAACATGCAGTGGCGTGAAGTTTATTAAGAACAATAAATATAAAATAACAATTTCAAAAGAGAAATATAATGTCAGATCAGAATAAAGACAACAATCAAAACACACAGGTTAGCTCAAAAAAGCTTAAAACTACTGTTGTTAAAGACGTTATTTCCAAGTCAAGAACTATGACTGGTTCTAAACCTGATCAAATCACTATTAATCCTATTCAAGAAGAAAAAGAGAAAACAGCAGTTATGGCATTTGGCCGTTATAACCCTCCTACTGTTGGACACGAAAAGCTTATTCATAAAGTAGAATCGGTAGCTTCAGAACATAAAGGTGATGCACATATTATTGCATCACATTCTGAAGGTAATGGTAAGAATCCTCTTCCTAAAGAGAAAAAAGTAGGTTATCTTAAGAAGGTAGTTAAACCAACTACTTCTGTATCTTCTTCTGATAAAGAACACCCATCCTTCTTACATCAGGCTAAGAAACTGCATGATGCTGGTTACCATCATTTAGTAATGGTAGCGGGTTCAGACCGTGTAGATGATTATCATAAGAAACTTCATCAGTATAACGGCAAAGAAGGTCATTATAATTTTAAGTCAATTAAAGTGGTTTCTGCAGGTCATAGAGATCCAGATGCAGAAGGTACTGAAGGTATGTCTGGTACTAAGATGCGTGAACATGCAAGATCAGGTAATATGAAAGCATTTAAATCAGGTCTTCCGAAAGCATTGCATTCACATGCTGAAGAAATTGCTGATCACATTAAATCCATTAAAGAAGATCTAGACGATTTATTTGATGAGTTGTTTACAGAAGAAGAACAACTAGACGAAATTACTCTTCAACAAAGAATGAAGAGAGCAATGATTATGCGCCGCTACCAAAGCCGTATTGAATTAGCTAGAAAACGCTCTATGTTAAGAAGAGCAAATACAAAAGTTATTACAAACAGAGCACGTAAACTTGCAATTAAAAAGATGAAATCAAAACTAGCAGGTGGTCGTGATCCTGAATCTCTTTCTGCTGCAGAAAAACAGAGAATAGAAAACATTGTTTCAAAGAGAAAAGCAGCAATCCGTAGACTAGCAATGAGACTAGTACCTCAGGTTAGAAAAAAAGAATCAAGAAGATTTACAAAAGAAGATCTTGATATATCAAATCTATTAGAGTCATACGAATTTCTAAATGCAATTTATGATGTAGTAATAGAAGATATAGACCGTAGTAACACCCATAAAAGAGAATGGGGTACATCATCTTTGACTAAAATATACAAAAACGATACACCCGGTGAAAAAGAAATAGAAGAAGCAAAAAAAGAAATAGCAGTTGAAGATGATGTTACTCTTGCAGTCAATGCAGTAAAGAATAGATATAATCCTGATTTCTTTAAAAGAATGCGTGAAAAAGATGCGTTAGATAAAGAAATAGAAATGGCTGCAAAAGAGAATGTAAAAGAAGATCTAGATAATGTTTTTGATGAGCAATTTGGTAAAAATAGAGAAGCAGTTCCTCGTTCTGGTCAAGAACGTAAAGATATAGATCTAGTAGTTAGAAAAGGTGAAGATCGTAAAACAGATGATAGACCTTATCGTCATCAAGCTATTAAAAAGCAAATAATTGATGAACAACCAGAAGCATCTTTTGGTAAAGGTCCACCTAGCAACATGTCATCACCTTCAAATGATACTGCTAAACAGGCTTTAAAATTACCAAAAGCTACTATACCAGATTTTAAATCAAAAATACCTTTAAAGTTACCTAATGTAAATGATTATACTCCAGATATGTTTAAATCAGAAGCATATGGTAAAGGTTATAAATCACCGTGGGAAAAAATAGAGAAAGCAAGACCAGGTATTGGTAAGAAAATAGATACTGCAGCAGCTGCTTTAAAGCAAAACGCTGCAGACTATCAGGCTATTATTGATAAAGAAAATAAAAAAAAAGAAGTAAAAGAAGATCTCCGCCAGTGGTTTAAAGATAAATGGGTCCGCATGGACACTAAAGGTAATATTAAAGGTGATTGTGCAAGAGAACCAGGTGAAGGTAAACCAAAATGTCTTCCTATTGCAAAAGCAAGAGCAATGGATAAAGATGATCGTGCATTAGCTGCACGTAGAAAAAGAAGAGAAGATCCAGTAGCTGACCGCCCTGGTAAAGGTGGTGCACCTATCAACGTAAGAACAGAAGAAGTAGAAATGACTCCTTCAGGTCAGGTTACATTTGGTAGTTATACTACTAAGCACTTTGATATATGTCCAAGTGCAGTAAAATTGTACACAGGTATAGAAAATAAAACACAGATGTCTCATCTTGCAGTTGAGAATATGATGTTACATGATCTTCTGTTTAGATTAGAAAAACAAGTGGTAGCAATTGGTCACTCAGATAAAGACGATATAGAAAAAGCAGAGCATATCGCTGATCTTATTATGACTAATGCTAAACGTATGGGTTTAGAAAAAGAACATTCTTATATTGAAGATCCTCATCTTAAAACAATTAGAGATCTCAATAAAACACAATCTGAAGCAGCAAATCCTGCACAACAAGCTGCTATTGCAATTGCTCTAATTAAAGCAGGTAAGAAAAAAGGTAAAAATCCTGGTCCTCAAAAAGAAGAAAATAATATAAAGGAAACTAAGAGTGCTCCTAAAGGTTTTCATTTTACAAGATCAGGTAAATTAAAAAAAGGTGATGCAGATCTAGATGGTAGCGGAGGAAAGATGCTTCGTTCTGATCCTCTAGATAAACTGCGTAGCAAAATACCCCCTGTATCTGAAGAAATAATAAACGAGAAAAATAAACCTACCAACCCTGAATTATGGTCAAGAGCTAAAGCTTTAGCAAAAAGTAAGTTTGATGTATATCCTTCTGCATATGCTAACGGCTGGGCTGCAAAATGGTATAAATCAAAAGGTGGTGGTTGGAAAAGTACAAATGAAGAAACTCTCAATGAACTATCTAATGAACTGATTGGTAAAGTTAACAAAATTAGAACACTTACTGGTATTAAAAGTAAAACACCTGTTGCATCCGAAACATTAAATAAAGCAGTAGAAAAAGTAAGAAGAAGAACTGATGTGGGTAAGGTAAAATGATTACTTTTAGAGAATTTTTAGATCAATTAAATGAAGCTCTTACTTTAAGACAGAAGACTGCTGAACTTAAAGTAAAAAGAAAGAATGTTCTGGTTAAAGATATATCCAACTTTCAAGAACCAGAGCATAAGGTACACACTACTGCTTCTAAAGATGGTAATAAAGAATACTTTAAAGATAAAATACGTGCTAAAAATAAACACGATGCAATTTTTAAAACACAAATGAAATACCATAAAATGGGATATAAAGTGCATGATGTATCTCATAAAGGTATAGTAAAAGAGAAAAATAAAAATGAAAACCTTTAAAGAACATTCAGAAGAAAATGGCTGTCTATTAGATGAGGAAATGGAAATTCATGAACTCATCGAAGAAGATTTTGTTGTATCAGGTGATGAGCTTTACGAAGACTGGAACGAAATAGAAGAAGAAGCAGAACACGGTGGACGTAAAGTTAAATTAGGTAAACCATTCCTTACACCAGATGGACCAAAAAAGAGAGCTGTTTACGTTAGAAATGATAAAGGTAACGTAGTTAAGGTTAACTTTGGTGATCCTAATATGAGAATTAAAAAGAATATACCTGCACGTAGAAGATCATTCCGTGCAAGACATAATTGTGATAGTCCAGGTCCTAGACATAAAGCTAGATATTGGAGTTGTAAAGCGTGGTAACGTTTAAACAATTTATATCAGAATTATCAGTTCCAGCTGGAACTACAGGAAAAAGAAAAACATGGAATCCTCCTATGGTAGGAATTCGTATGGCATCAGGTAAAATAGAAAGACACCCACCAGGTAAAAGTTCAAGCTCCGGAGGCGGGAACGGCGGTGGCAACGGAGGAACTTAATGGAACAGCTTATTGAAAAACTAAAAATATTACATGCATCTAATTTTTCATTCTATCTTAAATTGCATTTCTTTCATTGGAATGTAGAGGGTCCAAACTTCCCTCAATATCATGAATTATTTGGTGATCTTTATTCAGATGTTCATGGTAGTGTAGATAATTATGCAGAGCATCTTAGAGCATTACAAGCATATGCACCTGGTTCTCTAGGTAGATTTTCAGCACTCAGTGTAGTAAGTGATCAATTTGAAACACTCCCTGCTAGTCAGATGATAAGAGTTGCTATGGAAGATAATACTAAAGTGATGTTTTTAATTGGTGAATTAGATAAACTTGCTAATGAAGCAGGTGAGATAGGTCTTTCCAATTTCCTTCAAGGTCGTATGGAAATTCATAGAAAACACCAATGGATGTTAAGAGCAACATCTAAACAATAATTAGTACATTAGATACTATAGAATCCATAAATACTGGGTAGAAGTCTGTAATTCTACTCAAAGGAGAAAATCAAATGTCACAATGGAAAAACGACGACTCAGCAGCAAATTCAGTGCTGTGGGCAGGTACAGGATTTAATCTTGCACCTAATTCTTCAAATAGAACTGCTCTATTTGGTAACGTAACAGCCGATGCTATTGTTAGCGGATTAACAGTAGGTCAATTTGGTGTTGATACTACAGAAATTGGTGTTGGTTCTGGTGGTGTTATTCAGATTATTGTAACTAATGCAGGTTCTGGTTATACTTCTAACTCTACTGTTACTTTCACAGGTGGTGGCGGTTCAAGTGCTGCAGCTACTGGTACAGCAAACAATACTGGTAAGATTGGTGGATCAAATATCAGCAATGCTGGTTCATCTTATGAAACTAATCCTTCTATTACTTTTGCTGCTCCAACTGCAAATACTTTTAATGCTAACTCTGCAGTAACTGGTGGTACTGGTGGTGGTGCAAATAGTACTATTGCATTAGGTTCTGCTGGTGCATTTGTTGCAGGCGATCCTGTAACTTATACTGTAGCATCTGGTAATACAGCAGTTGGTGGTCTTACATCAGGCACTAAGTACTACATTCAGTTTGCAAATTCAACTGTTGTAGCACTTGCTACTACTTCAGGTGGTTCAAGAATCACGCTTACAAAGGGTCTAACAGAAACTGGTCACACTCTACAAGGTGATACAGCAACAGGTGCAGCCGTTGTTGGTGGTGGTAGCAATAAGGGTATTGCACACGCTGGTTGGGTAGTACGTACAGTAGGTTCTGGTAACCGTGCTGGACGTGTTCAGTATGAAACACTAGTTGCAATGGGCTCAATGTCTGGTGACGGCGAAGATTCAGTACTTCCTGATTCTTGATAACTAATATAGAGGGTGACTAATGCCTAAGATTTCAGAACTAAACGCTATAACAAGCGTTGCTAATACAGACCTACTAATGGTAGTTCATGATCCAGGTGGGTCACCCTCTACTAATAAAGTTACACTTACTAATTTTGCTACCAGTGTAACTAATAGTTTAAATTACGCTAACAGTACAGTTAGAGGTACTATAAAAGTTGGTGATGGATTAACTATCTCTAACGGTGTTTTATCTGCAAACACACTTTCTATTTTACCTTCTTCAAACACAAATGAAGGTTACTTGTTAAGTTGGGATGATCAAGTCAATAGTGCAATATGGTCAGCTTTTTCTGGTGTGCAAGACTATACTCTTGTTAATTCCTCTAACACTTATCTTGCAGAAAAACATGATTATATTGTATTTGCTGACCCTAATAATATAAGTCAAGATATAAGAATAATTTTACCAGATAGTGCATCTTCACCTGCTGCAATCTCCGGTAAAAGTTATTTTATAAAAAATATTAATGATGGTGGTCAATATAAAGTAAAAGTTACTACTTTTTCCGGTAACGCATACGGTAGCAATTATATTGAAAACCCAGTAACAGGCACTTTTGTTTCTACATATGATTTAATTGGAAAGGGTGCTGGCGATGAGTGGATTTTTGATGGGTCAGTATGGCGTCATATTAACACACAAAGAGCTGTACCTATATTTTATACATCAGTTGACACTTACGCGCAAGTAGCAGTTAAAAATGCTAGTGCAAGTAATAATGCATCTACAGATGTAGTTATGTATAATGATATAGGTGATATAGATGGTGATGCAGGTCCTTATATTGATATAGGTATTAATAGTAGTAATTATAGTAATTCCAGTTATAGCATAGGTGGTCCTAATGATTCTTATGTTTATAATAAAGGTGGTGATCTAACTATCGGTACTGCAAATACAGGTACTTCATTAATATTACATGCTGGTGGTACTACCAATGTAGATTCTAAAATGGTAATTAATTCTACTGCTGTATCTGTTAATACTTCTATATCGTTTATACTACCCTTAGCTACTAAAGCTAATAACTCTGTAGGTATTGCAGGTCAAGCCAGCTGGGATAGTAATAATATTTACATATGTGTTGGAACTAATAGTTGGAAAAAAGTAGCATTAAGCGATTTCTAATATATGATTGATAAACTTGACGAATTTAATTTTTTATTATTTGCTGCTAGACACTACGATAATCCACAGTGCTATGATACTGTAGAATTCTATGATGATCTAAAGAGAATTAAGTATATTAAGAGACTTCTTAATAGATACGTTGAAGAAGGTGATTTGAAAGAACGTCTTATTTTAAACCATATTACTATATTATGCAACGTTTTTGGTCCACAAGCCACAGTAAAAATGCTCTTTTTAAAGTGTAAAGGAATGGAATCTCAACTTAAATCCTTTCTAGTTTTTCTAAACCTTTTACCAGAAACTATACAGAATATTGGTGTTGAAAATAGAACAATAAATACTAAAGATATTGTAGTAGATGAAAGAATACTAAACGAACTAAGGAAAATCTGATGGTAGTTGATACATTTTTAGTATATCAATTCATTAAAAAACTTATTACACCTTTTGATAAGATGCCAGCATATGACAGAGGTCTTATTGATGACAAGGGTAATTTTCTAAGAGATAGAAAGTATTTTTCTCCTGATGATAAGAAAGCATTGGGATTTTTTGATACTATGGTAATTAATTTAAAAAAACTTATTGCTAAAGTCCCAGGTGGTAGTACAAGAATAGCTACTATGGCAGCAGCTTTGTTACTTCTCAGAACTGCTCCTATTAAGAAAATGAATGAAGAAACATTTATTAATGGTATGTTTGGTTTAGAAGATCAACTTAAGACTACTATGGAAGAATTAAGATTAGCAGAACTTGCAGAAGATCATGCTCCAGTCAATACAGTAGCAGGTATTGCTGGGCTTACACCAGACACACTAGGTGTTCCTGTAAAAGCGGCTAGAAAGTATAAAAGAAGAAATATTATATTGGCGCCAATATTACGTAGGTAATACACTATGATAAAAGATCTAGACTTTATTCAACGTAGTTTATTGTTTGCACGTCTTTCCGAAATATCTTACTTAGATCAAAAGAAGGTTACTAAAGAAGCTAAGAAGCTTGGATTCGATCAAGTAGAATATTATGATGTAGATGGTGCACAAAGTTATAGATTTCAAAACAAAACAGATTGTGTAATATCCTGCCGTGGTACACAACCTACTCAATGGAACGATATTAAAGCAGATCTTCGTGCATGGCCTGTAATATCAGAAACAGTTTCAAGAGTTCATAAAGGATTTAAGAAGGAAGTTGATGATCTTTGGCCACTGGTAAAAGAAGATATTCAAAGTCTTGATTCATCCACTACACTTTGGTTCTGTGGTCATTCACTAGGTGCTGCAATGGCAACTATTATGGCGAGCAGATGTCTATTTGATAAGTCATTAGCAGACCCGGAAGAACTCTACACATATGGTTCACCAAGAGTTGGTTGGCCAAAATATGCTAACTCATTGGGTGTAAAACATCATAGATGGGTTAATAATAACGATATCGTTACAAGAGTGCCATTTACCATTATGGGTTACAAGCACCACGGTACTGAACATTATCTTAATGCATATGGTAAGTTAAGAAATCCTACTGGATGGCAAAGAATAAAAGATCGTTTTAGAGGAATGAGAGATGGTCTTAAAAAAGGTAAGATTGATAACTTTGCTGATCATAGTATAACAGAATATGCAAATTATATCGAGAAAATATCTAAGGAAAAATAATGGCATTCTTAAGTTTCTTTATGGGTAATAGAATAGGGCAGATAATTGGTATAGTAGTTTTACTATCCAGCTCTTTCTTTACCTGGTTAGCAATTCATGATCATAATTTATGGAATGAGGCTACCGAGAAGTTTAATATGATGCAGCAAGAACTCTTCAACAAAAAAGAAGAAGAGTTCAAGGAAAAGACAGAAACTATCAAAACTAATGCTGATCGTATAAGAGAAATTATTGCACAGCAAGAAGCTGATGCAAAGAAACAACTAGATGAAATTGAAAAGAAAGCAGATGAAGAGTCAAAACCAAAGACTCCTACAACTGCACCAGTATCAGATGATGCAGTTCCATACCTTAAGAGTATTGTAAAACAGCTAGATGCAGCTTATGGTGAGAAAAAGAAATGAAAAGATTAATTTTATTATTTCCATTATTATTAACCGGATGTTCACAGACAGCTGTACAATTACTAGCACCAGAATATAAAATTGTTAAAGCACCAGATGATATGTATACATGCCCGGTAGAAACTAAGTTTCCTAAAGCTGATACTTTGACTAATAAACAAGTTGGAGCTCTTATCCTAAAACTGCAAAAGAATAATGTAACCTGCAAACAAAAACTTGATGCAGTTAAGCAGTTTTACGATGATGCAGAAAAAACTGTCAACGAACAAAAATAACAGTTGCATTTCTCTATAGTTACTCTATAATACTACTGTCCCATCAAAGGAATAGTAATAATGAGTATATTGTGGATTGATCAGAAATACGCTTCGTTACTTGGAACGCAATTACAGCAGTTTAAAGTAAAGAAAACTAAACCTTATATTGCACAGTTTAGATGTCCGTTATGTGGTGATTCTGCCACTAATCGTTTTAAAACACGTGGACATTTCTATGAACATAAAGGTCATATTAACTTCAAGTGTTTTAACTGTGGTGCTAGTACCACTTTAAATAACTTTATGAAATCTCAGAATACCACCTTACATACCGAATACCGGTTGGAAGTTTTAAAAGAGACGGGTGGTGCAAATAACAACATAGATAATTTTTTCGTACCTGCTATCGAGAAATTCTCTAGCAGGCGTATAGATTCTTTTGATCCTTTTAAAGAATTATCTAAGATTTCACAGTTAAAACCTAATCACCCAGCAAAAATCTATGTACAAGAGAGAAAAATTCCTCCGAATACTCATTATCGAATTTACTACTCGCCTACATACTACTACTGGGTAAACTCGATACTGCCAGGCAAGTTTAGCGAAAAAGCATTAGCACTTGATGAGCCACGTATAGTTTTCCCATTCATTGATTCAAAGGGTTATGTTTTCGGTTTTACTGGTAGATCGCTTAGTAAGACCACGAACATGCGTTATTCTACAATTATCTTAGACGAGACAAAAGAAAAGGTATTTGGACTAGATTCTATCGATAAGACTAAAAAGGTCTACGTAGTTGAAGGTCCAATTGATAGTCTTTTCTTAGATAATTGTATTGCAATGGCAGGCTCTGATATTAACTTGAATAATATAACAGATAGAGATAAAATAGTAGTAGTATATGATAATGAACCACGAAACAAAGAAATTGTTAAGAAGATTTCAAAAGCCGTGGATCAAGGCTATAATGTCTGTATCTGGCCAGAATTTATTGAATACAAAGATATAAATGATATGGTTTTAAAGCAGGGTCTATCTGGTCCTGCTATTCAATCTATTATTGATTCTAATACGTTTTCAGGTCTTGCTGCAAAGATGAGACTACAACAGTGGAGTAAAGTCTAATGTATCTTCATAATATATTTTCTAGTCTGCTGTGTGTAGATACATTAGAAATTGATAATACTGGTTTAGAAATATTTGCACAAGAATTGCAAAGAACAACCGATGGCAGAAAATATACTAATAGAGGTGGATGGCAAAGTGATTTTATAGATGAAATGCCAGAAGTGCAACTCTTGGTTGAGGAAATTAATTCGAGATTAGATGCTTTACGAATTAATATAAACTATAAAGATGAACTAGATCTTAAAATAGAAAGTATGTGGGTTAATATTAATCATCAATATAGTTATAATGCACCACATATTCACCCAGATTCTTACATGTCAGGTGTGTATTATATCAAGGTACCGGAATATTCAGGTGATTTAGTACTTAAGCATCCATCTAATCTACAACCCTTGTTTACACCTAGAGATGTATTAAAATCGTATAATGAGCAAAATTGCTCTAAATGGAATATATCACCACAGGTAGGTCAGCTTGTAATATTTCCTAGCTGGATTGAACATGAAGTAACACAAAATCTATCAGGTGAAGATAGAATCTCAATTGCATTTAATACAGCTTTTTACAAAAGAGCTTAATCATGTATATTAGAGAAATCAAACAAGATATTGATAACGAATTGTATATAGAATTACCAGAAGAATTAATTAACGAGCTTGGTTGGAATCTTGAGACTAAGCTTGAATGGATTATTGAAGAAGGTAGAGTTATTTTAAAGAAAAAAGAAGAACAAAAAGAGGTCTAAAATGGTCGCAGCTTATAAAGATACTAAAAAATTACTTTCAGATGCTAAGTTCTACGAGGGGTATGCTCGTTTTAAAGAAGATGAAGGTAGATACGAAACTTGGTCAGAGGCTGTTGACCGTGTTATGAAAATGCATTCTGGTTTCTATGCAGATAAAATGTCATCTAAGTTAATGGCATTTATGGATGAGGCTGCAGCTGCATATAAACAAAAACTCGTTCTAGGTGCACAACGTGCATTGCAGTTCGGTGGTGAACAACTTATTCGTCATCAGATGAAAATGTATAATTGTACTTCTTCATATGCTGATCGTCCAGAGTTCTTCGGTGAAGTATTCTATATTCTTCTTTGTGGTGCAGGTGCTGGTTTCTCAGTTCAATCACATCACGTTGGTAAACTACCTAAGATTGTCAACCGCACAAAAGCACCAAAGCTTCACACAGTAGAAGATAGTATTGAAGGATGGGCAACTGCACTAGACGTTCTTATGTCTTCATTCTTTGAGAATGGTGGTAAATATCCAGAGTATGCAGGTCGTAAGGTAGCATTTGACCTCTCTATGATTCGTCCAAAGGGTGCGAAGATCTCTGGTGGGTTTAAAGCGCCAGGTTCAGAACCTTTACGTCGTTCACTAGACCGTATTGAATATATTTTAACCGGACTCACTCTTAACGAAAAATCAACAACACTGAGACCAATCCATGTTTACGATATTGTTATGCATGCTGCTGATGCAGTTCTCTCTGGCGGGGTCCGCCGTTCTGCTACTATCTGTCTTTTCTCTGCAGACGATCAAGAGATGGCATCTGCTAAGACTGGTAATTGGTATATTGATAATCCACAGCGTGGTCGTTCTAACAATAGTGCTGTTATTGTTCGCAACGAAATAACTAAAGAACAATTTGCATCTCTTATGACATCAATTAAGCAGTTTGGTGAACCAGGCTTCTTCTTTGTTGACGATAAAGATATTACAACTAATCCATGTGTTGAAATCGGAATGTATCCTCAGATTGAGGGTAAGTCAGGCTGGCAAGGCTGTAACCTAACTGAGATCAATGGCGGTCAATGTGATAATGAAGAAACATTCTACAAGGCATGTCGTGCAGCTGCTATCCTAGGTACGCTACAAGCAGGTTATACAGACTTTAAATTCCTCTCACCTACATCAAAGGCTATCTTTGATCGTGAAGCACTATTAGGAGTATCAGTTACAGGTTGGATGAATAACCCAAAGACACTTTTTGATGAAAAGATTTTACAAAAAGGAGCTGAAATTGTCAAAGAAACAAATAGAGAAGTGGCTGGATTACTTGGGATTAACCCTGCTGCTCGTACTACTTGTGTTAAGCCTTCCGGGAATGCCTCTGTCCTATTGATGACTGCTTCTGGTATTCATGCTGATCATGCACCAATGTATATCCGTAATATTCAGTTAAACAAAGATACTGAAGTTGCAAAGCTTATCAAGAGAATAAATCCTAACATGGTAGAAGAGTCTGCATGGTCAGCAGGTAAGACTGACTACGTAGTTTCTTTCCCTGTTGTTGCTAAAGAAGGTTCTATCTTCAAGGATGATCTTATTGGTATTAAGCATTTAGATTTGATTAAGAGAGCACAGGAGTTCTGGGTCAATGCTGGAACAAATATTGAAAGATGCGCTCATCCCGGCATACGTCATAATG